ATCTCACTTGCGTTACCAACTCGGAATAGCGGTTCTTTTCACAATCGCTTTTATTTGATGCTTAATTATAGTTACACACCAAGGGATTAAAACGGGAAAAAACCTTATTGACCTACCTAAAAAAAATCCCCCAATGATTTAAACGTGTTGAGCGTCCTAAATCAAAGGGGGAAACCTTAAGAATCACTCAACACTACAAATATGCACTATAATACAATTCGTACAACAATTACTTATTCACGATTCTTCAACAGCCCGAACCACCACAAAGGAAAGGTAAAGGATGTGAATAGCATTCCAACTATATTATCAGTTGTGAAACGAATGGAGTGATAACGCATTAGCGTCAGGAAGAATCCAATATGTAGTAATACGGTCGTTAAATACGACATAAAAAAGAAATGTAGCAGGTTCATTGAGTTCTTCGTTTTCTTCCACGTTTCTTTAGTTGTGGTTGTTCAACTTCATTTGTACTTTCTAACAACTCGGAATCTTCGCGCTTAAGTTGGTGCGTTAATTCGTCAACAATCTTCGTTACGCATCCAATACAATGGCGCAACTTAATCGGTTTGGTATCTCCATTGATAATGGCTTTTAACTTACCGAGAATGGATCGTTGTTCACCTGTAACTATTCCCGACTTTTTAATAGTTGCGATTAACTCTTTTGCTTCTTCAATCGTATCGTTGTCGGTTTGCGCAGTCCAAAGTTTCGCAGGACATTCTTGGAGTGCCATCCGAGCTTTGACGTCCATAAAACAGCCGCAAGGTTTGAACTTCACCCCATTCATCTCCTGCCATTCGTTAAATGGATTTAATTTAGACAACGCAGTTCCACAAGTTCGGGTTGTGTGGTTAAAGATTGGACAGGCTTTACAAATAGCCATCCGATATTCAAACATCTCTTTATTCGTCATACTTAATACATTTTTTTATTTCTTCTTTGGCACGTTTAACCGTGTCGTATAGATAAGATACTGGTATGCCAGTTTCGTTTGATAATTCGCGGTAACTAAAACCATTCATAACGTATAGATTAAATACCTCACGTTCAAAAAATGGTAAGCGGCTCATTAATATATCTAATTGCTCATTAGTCAATCGTGAACCAATCCACGTTTCGCGGTTGTTATTTAGTTCAACTTCAAATTGATGTGGCTCAAGGTCTGTCCAATTTGCTTGGAAGTCACCAATTAACTTCTTGTATCGTGTGCGTGGTCTTATATATTCCCACTTTAAAGAACAAATGATATAAGAATCAATGTCGTTTATCTTGGATGTGTCGGTTTCAAGGATGTTTAAAAGTGTAGAGTGCAAAAGTTCATCCCCTTCAAATTGTGATGCGGTGATATTCCTCGCAAAAATGCGGTACTTGTTATATTGTTCCTTTGAAATAGTCATCTATTACTTTTTGCGCCTCTGCAAAACCTTTACATATAGACGCATAATAACCTCTTTTGTTTAGTTGTTTGATCCATTCCTTTTGCTCCTTACTAACTACGCCTTTTTCCGTCTTTAATTCAATGAATAGCCCGTGATACTTTTCGTTTGGTTCGCAGATTTGAAGGTCGGGAAATCCTTTTACGTATCCAGTCGCCTTCATTTTAATGGCCTGTTTCATCGAAGTAAACATTCCACCCGCACTCGCGCAATAAATAGCATTAGGATAAGCCAATTTTAGATACTGAATAACCGCAATTTGTACACCTGCCTCACCACTATATGGTTTTTTCGCTCTAGGTTTTATTGAATTAAGTATCTTTTGCTTCATCTAATATTTAGAATGTGTCTAAATTACTATTTAATGACCTTCTAAAACCCGCGTAAAATCAACAAAAATGAAAAAAGTTTTATTTTTCTTTAAAATTTATTTGGAATAAAGAAAGAAGTTTATATATATTTGCTCAACAATTAAAACAAAGAACAAATGAAAACAAGAAAATTCGAAAACGTAGAACTTAATCAAACTGTAACTTTTGAAGAAAACGGAATGATTGAAACTGGAGTAGTTTGTAATGTTGAGAATAACAAATTTACTTTAAGAGCATTTAGAATTTGGGATAACAATGGGGTTAATTCTTTTTATGAAAAACAATTCAATTTTTTCAAAACAGGAACAAAAACTCACTCGCACCATATACACGGTAACGCCTTAGAAATAACAGGAACTATATAAAAAAAAGAGGGATGCGACTCTACAACGCATAACTTAAATTAGCAAACAACTTAAAACAAAGAACAAATGTATCAAGTAATCATCCACGAATCAGGAACTCAAGCGAAGGTGTTTGACTTCCCAACATTAGAACTCGCTAATCAATCAGTTCACCGCCACGCGGACGAAATGAGCCTTACTTACAATGAGGATCAAGACGGTTTCGGTTATGCCTACGATTTAGAAGTTCCTGCAACTTCACCATTTAGAAGTGAAATCTATATCTTTGAAATTGCTTAAGTTATGTGGATTATAGAATTAACAAGTGCCGAAAGAGCAGTATTAAATGTGGCTATGGCAGACTTTAAAGACAAGTATAAAAGCTTGGCTTACCTTGATGAAATCGAATCAGTAATGAATAAATTAAAAACACCAGAATGGAAAAGATGAACTTAACTTACCCTAAAAGATTTGTATGTGTTCAATCGTCAAGTTATCCAAGCGAACAACTTGATTACAACGAATTAGCGCAGCACATCGCGAATAGTGTACCGCGCAGTCCCCTTGAACGAATGGAAGACCTTTTAACCGAACGCACCTATGTACGATAACATCAACCCACCAACATTCCACGTTCTACCTGCTGAAAGATGCGAAAAGTGTTCGGAGATGCACTATGAAAGAGAACTATACGTTGTTTACACTTCAATTGAGGATTACCAAGAATGGTGCGACAAGTGTATAGATAACCACGCGAAACATCACCCGATTATGAAAGACGAACTTTGGGCGATAGGATCAACAGACACCGAAAATAATTTAACAATCAAATAAATAAAACGATGGCTACATCAAAAATCACGCACGTACAAGGCGCGGGAACTTGGAACGATATGTACAAGTTTGAAGTTACAATGGAAAATGGAGACACAGGTACAGTCTTCAGTAAATCACAACAGCCACCCTTCGCGGTTGGTGACACAAAGAACTACGAAATCACTCCAAGTGGTAGAGGTCACAAAATCAAATGGGTACAGGAACAACGCGCGTTCACTCCAAGTTCAACAGGTAATTCGTATCAATCGAACAACTCAAAGGACAAAGAAGAATCTATTGCGCGTGCGGTAGCGTTGAAGGCTTCGGTTGATATGAACCATAGCGACAACCCTGCGAAAGTTATTGAGGTTGCTCAACTATTTGAAAAATATCTTTTGACTGGAATTGGTTTAACTGACGATGCAAAAGATAGCGCTAACTCAAACGCAAAGATGGATGCAAACGACCTTCCATTTTGAATGATTGAAACAATTAAAATTTTAAAACCATTATTATGAACAACAAATTAGAACAAGTTTTGAAGTGTACTTTAACACAACAGCAGTTACACTCTTACGATCCGCATATAGCGGAACTATTTAACCCAATCATTAACTTAATTGACAAATTGAACGATGAAAAGTAAATGGGAATTATTTGTATTCGCTTGGTTCGGCACTACGCCGAGCCTTGCGAAGGCAATGAATATTAGCTATCCACAGGCGCAAAAATGGACACGTTATCCGATGTTGATGCACGTGTGCGACATTACTAAAATCAGTAAGTATACTGGTATCAGTTCGAAAGAGATAGTTGAACTAATTTTAGAAAGCGAAAAAAGAACAATTAAAAACGAAGGTGATGAGTAATTCTTTAATTCAATTTCTTGACCGTTACAGGATTAAGAACTACCGAGAGTTTCTCAACGTGTTCACAAATGAAAACGCGAAGGAACTACAACGAATGATTCTTGAGAAAGAAGAACACTATGTCTATTCCTTTGAAGATAAAGTGATTGACCTTGTTTGCAGGACTCACGATGTCACACGTAAGCAGTTTTTTTCAAGGTCACGTGAACGATTTATAATAGATGCGCGTTATCTTGCGACCTTATTAATTTATGCAGGAACAAAGTATTCGCTTTCAAAAATAGGTGAGATAATAGGCGGTAAAGACCACGCGACAATACTTCACGCGGTTAAGAAAATGGTTGACTTGTATAAGGTTGATGCTATCTACCGAGCCTATATTGATGAAGCAATGCTGTTACTGGATAAAGAATATGATTGTGGAACTTTAAAACAACGACTTAATGACCAACGAACAATTAGAACAAGCATTAAAATCACTGACCTTAAGAGTACAATCACTCGAAGAGCAGTTGACCTTATCGAAGTCCAAGACACCGAGAACGTCATTTTTGCCGCCGACAATGGAGGAGGTGGGGGAATATTTTTTGGAACGCATTCCGTCTGCGTGTTCTGATGATGCGCTTAACTTTGCAGAGGTATTCATTAGCCATTACACCAACACAAATTGGTATTATGGAAAGAAAAAAATGAAAGATTGGAAAGCGGCAATGCGATCCGCTTGGAAACTTCACGAATTTGTAACAACTAAAAACAATAACAATTATGAATCAAAACTTGGTAGAGTACAAAGGGCAGACCTACAACAATGGCTTAACAGTTGACGAGAAAGCCTATTTACACGCACTTGAACAAACGCAAATCCAAGACAGCACGTTACCGATGTTCAAGGCTTTAATAGCCAAAGGAATTGTAATAAGCGGAATCAAAGAACTTCCATCAGCCGAAGAAACGCAGTTGCTATACGACACAACTCAACAGTTTTATCGGTATATGACAATAGGCGAACTCGGTTTAGCCTTCCAACTAAACGCAGTTGGTCAAAGGTGGAAACGTGTGGAACACTATGGCTTAATGTCCATTCAGTTTTTGAGTGATGTCTTGAATGCCTATAAGATTCACAAGATGCAAATGAACTTGGATATCGAAAGAAAGAAAGCAAAGTTGGTAATTGGTACAACAACGCAAGACGATGAACCAGTTGATTTCAAAGAAATGTTTTTGCTCGATGTTCAACGTTGGAAAGATGGAAAGAGAATCGAGGTTGGTTTGCTCGCGCCTTCAATGATGCGAATGATGGAAAAAAGGAATTTGATAAACGTTGATTGGTGGTCGGATGAAGATTGGAAAAAGTTTCGATTCTTGGCTTATCAGGAACTAACCAACGAAAGAAACCTATCGAACTTTGCAATCACTCGTATGAAGTCAAAGGAAAGAGCAGACTTTGAACACGATGTGAGACAAGGAATAATGCGCCATTTATACGCGGATATTTTAGATAGTCATATACTACAACAGCGCATTCTTGAAAAGTTATGATACAATTTCACGATAAACAAAAAGAAGCATTGAATCACTTATCCATTGACTCGGATAAGTGGCAAGTGCTTTATGGCGGAAGTTGTTTATATCTTTTATCCATTGTATGCCCAACCAAAGTATAAATGTTGTATTTTAGTGCTATGAATTACACATTAAATGAATTAGGAATTGAATTAGATTCTTTGCCTAATGAGGAATGGAGATACGTTCCTAACACAAATAACCGATATTTAGTAAGTAATATGGGTAGATTATTGACAACTGGCTATCGTGGTTCTAAACGTTGTTCTATAATGAAACCTGCAAAGGATGCTAATGGTTATTATCGCACAATGTTATTGATAGATGATAAATTAAAAACAATAAAGGTTCATCGTATAGTAGCGCAAACTTGGATTGAAAACCCATTGAATAAATTACAGGTAAACCATATTGACTTTGTAAGAGATAACAACGCGGTATCTAATTTAGAATGGACAACTGCAAAAGAAAACACATTACATTCTTACAATAATGGCAGAATCAAAAAACCAATATGTACAAATTTCGTTAAGGGATCAAAAGTTGGAACTGCTAAACTAAACGAAGAACAAGTAAAAGAAATTCGATTGAAGTTTAAGCCAAGAATTTACACTCGTGAAATGTTAGCGAAAGAATATGGAGTTAGTCCTCACACTATTAAAGATGTAATTTTAAGAAGATGGCAACACGTAAAATAGAATATAACGAAAAGCAAAAACTTGCTTTATCTTATTTGTCAGTTGATAGCGATATTTGGCAGGTGTTATATGGCGGAGCTGCATCAGGCGGAAAAAGTTTTCTCGGTTGTGACTGGCAAATTAAAAGACGATTAAAGTACGCAGGTACTCGCGGTTTGATAGGTCGTGCAGAATTAAAGAAGTTGCGATTGTCTACAATGGCTACTTTCTTTGAGTTATGCGCTAACTATGGACTAATTGCAGGTAAACACTTTACCTACAACGGTCAAGACCACGTTATAAATTGGTTTAATGGAAGTCAAACGATATTGATGGACTTGGCTGATATGCCGAGTGACCCCGAGTTCCAAAGGTTTGGTTCGATTGAGGTTACCGATTATTTTGTAGACGAAGCAGGTGAGGTAAGCGAAAAGTGTATTGCTATTCTTGCATCACGCGTGCGTTACAAATTGATTAATGATAAGCCGAAAGGATTACTAACCTGTAACCCACATAAAGGATGGCTTTACAATGAGTTCTACGATGCCAAACGTAATGGAACTTTAAGACAAGATAGGGAGTTCATCCAAGCCTTGCCAACTGATAACCCTCATATCTCGCCTGTATATCTTGAAAACTTGCGAATGTTACCCGAGATTGACCGCAAAAGGCTTTTAGATGGGGATTGGGATTATGATGAAACGCAAGATAGGCTTTACCATTACGATGATTTGTTGAGGTGTTTCCGTGAACCACAACAAAAGAACACAACGAAGTATATAACTGCGGATATTGCGCGTATGGGTGACGATAGAACGGTCATTGTACTTTGGGATGGACTACACGCGGATAAATTTGTAGTGTTAAAACACAAGCCAATTAACGAAGTAGTGGATACTATTAGACAAATGGCGCAAAGTAACGGAGTTTTACTTTCCAATGTCTTGGTGGATGAGGATGGAATTGGTGGAGGTTGCAAAGATTATCTCCATTGCAAAGGATTTCTTAACGGATCAAAGTCAGTTCGTGAAAACTACCTTAACTTAAAATCGGATTGTTACTTTAAACTTGGCGAACTAATCACAAACAACTCAATCACATTCAACTCACAGCATAAAGATACCATTGTAAAGGAACTTGAAATGATAAGGCGCGAGAAACTGGATAGCGACCAAAAGTTAAGGGTGACTAACAAAGAAGATTTGAAGAAACGTTTTGGTATGTCGCCTGACTTTGCTGATGCTATTATGATGAGGTCGTTTTATGAATTAAAAAAGAATTTTGGAAAATATGCATTTGCTTAATTATATTTGCATCAATGTACCACGAAGCATACCATAAGAACTGCTCACTTTAGTGGTCTTTTCTCACAACGAATAACCCAAGGCATAAGTTGTGAAAAACCAAACCTCTCTTAAGTGGACGCACTTAATGAAGTTTGGCTAAATAGTCAGGTGGCGGAATTGGTAGACGCTATAACGAATAAGAGAGCAAGGCTACACGTTGATCCTTGCGTACAGGTTCGAATCCTGTCCTGACTACTAAACTTTTAAAAACAAAATAAAATGGAACTCAACAAATTAATTAAAATGAAAGCCGAACATTATGCAATGTACAACGGTGAAGAAATGGACGCCGCGCGTTATTTCGCGTTTATTGAAGGTGCAAGATATGCCCTTGAACTATTAAAAGAACAAATTGAAGATGAACTTTAAAACAACACCCGAGCAGGTATAAAACATTTATAACAAACGGTATTATACCCGATTAGGTAAAAACTAAAATAATGAACAACAAACTATCAAAGAGTGACCTTGAAAAAATCAAGGTGCTGAATCTCTTAATGTGGACACAAGCGACACTTTACGCAAGTGATGAATGTGAGCCTATCAAATGGTTCTACAACCATCAAACAAAGATGCTGATGAAGCGGTTAAATGAGTCCATCCAACGTGAACACGGAAAGACAATTACTGCGCTTTGGGAAACTGATGGTGCGACATTGCCCGATATCACTAAACACCTTGAAGATTTCACTTATGAAATGGCAACCTATGGTTATTGGATGCTGCCCGAACTGATTAAGTTAATCCAAGATGCAAAAGAAAACCAACCAAAACTTGAAATAGTATGAATATAACACACGATTTTGATAACTGTCAGTCCGATGTCTATAAAGAAGTCATCACAGACCTTATCTCACGCGAGAAAATGGGAAGGGTGAAGTACGGAACAACCGTTGATAAGGCGAACCTTTCCGAGAAAGAATGGTTACACCACGCATACGAAGAAGCCTTGGATATGGCTATCTACTTAAAACGTATAATGAGCCTAAAAAAATAGCATTAAACGACAACGAATAAAGAGTGGCTTTGCGCCACTTTTTTTTTCTATTTAATTCCTCATTCAATCCCTCGTTTAATCCCTTATTTAATCCCTCTAATTGTCTGATATATCCCTCATTATAGACAATAACCTCGCTTTGTGTACGAATTATCCGACTATTGATTTGGTTTAAATGAACGTAGTAATCAAGTGATTTGACACCTAATACAACAAGCCTACGTTCAACGCTTAAAGAATCCAGAGCCTTCGAGTTGCTCAAGCCTGTTGATTGCTTTTGTGTATGCGCTGTCGATTGCAACGCTATCAAGCAAATAAATAGTATCAATTTGTTTCTCATAAATCGTTTTGGTTTTGATGCGTTCCACTTCCAACGTGTCAATGGTTGCCTTTAATACAACAACTGTATCCGAATAGGTTACAATTTGTACCCTGTTTGATTTGCATGAATTTTTCCAAAAATTACAACACCAGCCACTAATAAATGCGACCGTCATTAACGCGATAATTTTTAACGTGAAATTCTTTTCCATTGCCTCTTGTTATTATTGCAAATCCGTGATTGTATTTAGAATATGGGTTATAGTCGGGACTCAACTCACTTAAGCAACCCACACCCCAACACGTAATTACCTTTCCGTTTACATCACGTTCTGTGTGTTCCGCAGTTTGATGATGATGTCCACACATCGCGTTTGCTTTGGTCTTTAAAAACAACCCACGCGCCACGTTTACACTTGGTAAAAATTGCTTTCCAAATTCGTGACCGTGAAATAAAGACAACCCACCGATATTAATCTTGTTCTTTCCCTCTATCCATTTAATATCGTACTTATCTAAATGGCAAAGACTTGCGAAATCAAACGCATCAATGTCAAATAGCTCAGGCGCTTTTACTCTCATATAACGCCAGTACCTTTCTTCGTGATTGCCTTCTTTATAAATTATCTCTGCATTAGGAAAGGTTTGTCGTAACTCGTAAACAAAGGTTCGCATTGCGTACAATTCATCCTTGAATTTGCGTTTCTTTGGATCCTTAACAAAGTCACTTATCATATGACAGTCCAACGCATCTCCATTCAGGATAACCGTATCAACTCCTTCACTCAATCCTGTTTCAATGGCAACACTCAACGCATCAATGTCGTGGTATGGAATATGCACATCGGAAAGAATAAGAATCTTTTTGCCTTTAACATCAATATGTTTGCGACCTTTCGCGTATGACTTCGGAAGTTTAAATGGGTTCTTTGGTCTGTCTTTTTCTACTATCAAAGATTTATCAATAGGTGTTTGTTTACCTGTCTTTCCTTCGATTCTTCTTAATGCCATTCGCGCATCTTCAACACCTAAAAAAGTTTCAAAGTGTTCTTTGCTTAACTTCTTTGCAAGTGTCAATGTTGGAGTGTCGGGAAACTTGGCGCGAACTTCACGCGCTAACT